ACAAGCTTGTTGCGATATTTCGCCATAATACCTTGAACATACTCTTCAGCCTTGCCCTTTGGCAAGTTACCAATATCAATATAGAATATACGGCGTTCTGGTGCGCGAGATATACGATAAATCACGAGAGCATCTTCCATCATGCGCAACTGGTTTACAAGCTTTACGCTCTTATGCAGATAAGAAACTGCAAATTTGTTACTTTCGTCAAGCATCCCAGAAGGAGCATAGACTATGCTGTTTGGATCAATCTTAAAGCCACTGTTGTTGCCAAAGTCATCTGAATATAAGAAATATTCAGACGTGACTTCTGAAGTTTTTACTCCAGTAATCTTGTCTACCTTGTTTGTTATTTCTTTGACCTTTTTAATCTTTAGCGGGTCAATCGCTCTCAACTCCTTTATGCCTTCTTTTGGCTTTTTAGGATCAATCATCATGTGATAATACAACTTGCCGTCGATATACCACTTTCTAAAAATGTCCTGACCATTATAGTTAAATGACAACAACTTTGTTATTGTATCAAACTCTTCGTGTATCTTTTTCTTAATGCTCTCTGGTTGCTCTAGATTATCAAGCACAAGATTAACCGGGCTGCCATCAGAGTCAGAAACGATCGTTGCATTTATAATGTCGGATATTGCAGAGTCGCACTCGGGCTGGGTTGCTGCAGCACGACATTTTAAAATCAAATCTTTTTCGTTTGTTAATGCGGCGCCATCAACGTCGAGTACCTGTCCATAATAACCAGCAGTAGCTGATGACGTTACGACAGAAGTACCGTCATTTTCCACCGGAGCAGAAAATGACGGTACCTTATTAAAGTCAGAGGTATCCTTTTTATTGATTACCTTGGATATTTCATAGCCAAATAGCTTCATAATATATATTTATAACTCAAAAATATACTTATCCAACAGTACTATTAGAAGTCCAATACTGATAATTTAACTCAACAGTAAATTCCTCTACTGCATCATTAGTATCATAGTTAACTTCAATTGTGCTGATATTCGTTGGAAATGCTCCGACGAATGTATATTTTTTAGTTGCAGTTGCACTTTCGCGACTTAATTGCTTGATGTGCATGTCGCTATAATAGTTTAACTGGGTTAATCCTGTAGTATTTGAAGTATGACGATTAATCAAATTCATCCAACTTTCAAATGCGTTGCGAATTTCCATGTTTACATCATTAATTACTGTAATTGTCCAAGGTTCGAATGTACGATCGCCAGCAACTTTTAACTTACGGCCGCGATATGGCACTTCAATTGGCGCAATTACGCTGCCTGGAAGCGATGCACCTTTAATCAAAAACTTTGATTTTAAGGATGCAAGCGAGGCACTGGTAACACCAGCTGGAAAATAAATTTCAGCTTCAAATAGATTAGGACGAGCTCCACCTAAAAATTGATTTTTAAATTGTGATAAATTACTCATTGTATTTTTTCTGTATTATTATTTATAAAAATTATGCACCAATTTCGGTAAATGATACGCCAGTACGAGTTGCAATAAAATTAAGAGAAATAAAGTTAATTGAACGTGCTGGTTTGATATAGATGTCAGCTACGAATCTATTGCTATCGATTACTTGTGGTGTGTTATTAGTTTCGTCACACACTACTTTGTATTCAGTAACACCACGACGACCTTGAACATCTCGTAAGTATGGATCAACTATGTTGATAAACGCATTTCGTGTAAACTCATCGTTCAATTCAAATAATTGATACTTAGCCGCGTTGGCAATAACACGCTGTATTGTAATAAACAAACGACGGACGTTAATGCGATCAAACGCAGTAGGACGCTTTTGACCAGTCTTGTCTCCATAGAGAATAATGCCTTGGCCAGGAACGTTTACGATTGGATTGATGTTTGAGTTGTACAAATCATCGCGGTCAGCCGATTTAGGGTTGTATGCCAACTTAGTTACACCGCGTAATTGACCGCGGTTAAATCCAGCTGGTGAGAACCATGGATCAGCAATTTCATCTGTGTATGCACAGAGTCCGGCCATGTGACCACAAGCAGGAATCCATTCATAACGATCCGCATACTTATTATACACATAGACTGGGGTGCTATCAAATACAGTGTAGCTTAATACGGTATTAGCACTATTTGCAACGCCATTGTTGCGCCAAGTTTGTAATGCATTAAGTTTAGCCAAATCTGAAGGCAATCTATAGAGACCTAATGGAGCAGATAAAAACACCATAGAATCTTTACGTTGTTCTGCTACGGCAATAAGTGCGTCGTTAACTTCAGCTTCGGTGTCATCTTCAAATGCTTCTGCAAATATTAAATTTACGTCTATGTTGTCAGTGTCTTCTAATATTGTCAAAGTGTTTGTGACATTATTAAAGTCTTGGTCGCCGTTAGCGCCAGCACTAAACGTAATAGCGCCGTTTCCAACGAGTGCGTATGTATTGTTTGATACTGTTGCGACATCAGCCGCGTTGCCAACATACACATACGACGAACCAGTATTGATTACGTCCATCCAGTAGTTATTAATTCCAGAACTTGCACGTGCGTCAGGGGCTAATGATAGACCTTCCCAAGTTTCAAGCACTGTGCCCTTTGCTCCAGTTATAAGACCAAGTTCGTCATAAATTACGACATGAACTTCGTCGTTAGTGATAGGAGTTTCTGAAACTTCAGACGCCCATAGAGTCGTGCCAGCAAGCGTAGAAAAGAATTTTTTAGATTCAGATGCTGTGGTGCCCGCATTATTTGCATGAAATACTTGTAGGCTTAATGAATTGCCTAATGAACCAGCATATCGAGCATAGAACGGTGATGTTAAAAGAGTAGAACTCACAATATCAAATGCTGTTTTGTTTGGTATGCAGAGTGTCTCTTCTGACGTGCCATAAAGATAAACTTCTCCCTTAGCATTTTTTGCTGTAGCAGTATCAAGTGTACGAAGTACCTTTAATGAATTGCCATATTTCAAAAAGCTTTCTGCGGTTAAGAATGACCCACTGGTCATGTCATCTTTTTTACTTGGAGTGCCAAAGATTTTTCCTAGCACTGTTTCAGAAACGACATTTACTAGTTCAAGCGCCGGACCCCAATTAAAGTGTCCAACATATGCTCCAGTTGATGCCGATACCGGTTGTGTTACGGGTGTCAAGTCGGTTTCTGTAACTTGTACACCTACGCTTTGTAAGGTTGCCATATATTTTTTCTTTCTTTCTTCAGTTGTTGTTAATTATAAGTTTAGAGATCATAATAAGAAAACTTCAATCTATCGATATTTATAAAAAGTCACTTTTACAGCATATTCCATTCCTGAAGTGTCGATACCTGTCGCTCGTAGTCAACCATACTTGGGGTCGGCGCTGAAGTTGGGCTGTCAAATATGCCAAATGGCGGCAAGTCTTCTTCCATTTCTCGTATCTTTTCGCTATAGAGAAGGGATTTTAGTTCGATATTACTGAGTCCTCCAAACGCGTCAGTACTTACAAACCAGGCAAAGAGCACAAGATTCATAACCATGTCGTCGTGGGTGTTTCCTCGCGCAGCATAGCTGTCACCCTTTGGTTCAAAGCTACTAAGTTCAACTATTGTATCTGCGTCACAAACCTGAAGTTTGCCACTTTCTAATAGATCTTTTAGGTTGCTGCACCCAATACGCTTTACACGTTTTGTCATTGTCACACCAATACCACTTGACTTTACAGAACTCTGTACAAACGTGTTGTCATACTCATAGTCGTAATAGATCGAGTTGCATACCACTTGTCCAGCATCATTGTTTTCAACTATTACAAGTGCATCGTTGTATGTCTTTGCGGCACGAACAATAAACTCTGGAAACATAAGTGGAGACACAAGGTTGTCTCGATATGTACACACCTGCTTAAATGTGCCGTCTACGCCAGATATATCAAACACAGTAAATGTACTGTAGTCCTGGCCGCGACCTTTACTGACGTCAGCAGTTATTATATAGTCATGACCTTCAATTGGTTCAACATAGTAACGTATGCCATGTTGAAGTTGTAGAGGTTCACGTGACTGCAGTCCTAGCAATGTGTCTGAACCTATTAGCGTCTGGGAGCTGCCAATAAAGTTTACTTCAAACTCCTGGGCAAATTGAAGTTCGCTGCTGTTTGCAATCGTCTGACGTTTCCACTCGTCGTCTCGTCCAGGCACGTCATTCCATCGAATAGTAAATGGTTGAAACTCGTTTGTGGCTTGTATCGCACCCTCCCAAAGCTTATAAAACATATTACCAATGCCATTAGGAGTACTTGTAATAATAACCTTTGTGTCTTTTCCAGACGAAATAACGGGATAGGTACTTGTATAAAACTCGTTTGCTCCATGTACGAATGCAAACTCGTCAAGGAAAATAACATTCATTGAGAGTCCGCGAATACTTGAACCGCTTGTTGCAGCAGCAATAATCTCAGAGTTGTTGCTAAATTTTATGTTTCCCTTGTTTAGTATTTTACAACCAGGTTGCAAGAAAAATGGCAAGTTTTCAAGCATAAGGGTAAGACGAGACAACATCTCGCGTGCAGTCGCTCCTTTGTTTGCAAGTATGCCTATCTTTTTATCAGGGTTGAATATCGCGTAGTGAAGCAACCACGCAACACTCGTCACAGACTTACCGCTCTGGCGACACGCAAGAATAATACTAAAGCGATTGTGTGTAAAGTGATCGACCATCTTTTCTTGATAGCCGCGCAGCTTAAAGTTTACAAGTCCGCGATCAAGGTTTATAACCTTTACATAGTGTTCTGCAAAGTACGACACACTTGCCATACATTTTTTATACTCGCTTATCTCGTGAGCGGTAAACTGCTGCTGCACTCCATCACGTTTGATGTATGGATTGCCATTATATGAATCTGGAGCGGTCATTCAACGTCAATAGCCTCATCATCAACATTACCTCTCAGTAACTTTTGTAGTTCTGTAGTGGTACCAACAAATATAGCATTATTAGTGGTGCTCGGTGCTGGAGTTTGTCCGCGTTTATCTTCAACCTGTACAATTTTCTTGCGCTCTTTTTGTAGACCTAGCAGCTGTCCGTTTATGTCAGCTGCAGTTTTTATCA